TCCAAGGGGATGTTTATGAGGATACTGCTTACGACCTCAACCAAAAGTCGATCGTCGTCAGGAACCTTCAAGAACTAGGCGTGGACAGCGTTGAGGCGCTCAAATACCTGTTCCCTGATAAGACAGATTCTGAACGAGCGGAAATGCTCAAAGGTTTTCCGTTCAGAATGATCCAACAAACTCAGGGCGCATTTCAACAATTTCTATTATTATTTAATCAGATGTTGCAAGTGCCACATCCTCTCATGCCGAATCAACCGCTTGCGGCTGATCCTCGGCTAAACATCACGCCCCTGTTATACAGGACGTTTGATCACCTCGCGCAAGAACTGACTTACTCGGGCAGCTATGAGCCAGCAGATCCCAGCTTCGATCCCGAGCCCGGTATCCCCGGCGGTAGCAGCCCCGCAGGCGGCGCCCTCGGCGGATTCGGGTTCAACAACCTACCCGCAATGGGTAGCAACTACCCAGGGGGCGCCTTCGGCAACTATGCCCCAAGCGCCGTCGCCGGCAACACAGGCTACGGTCCCTTCTACCAACAGCCAGTACAACCAGTTTCAGTCGGCATCCTCCCCGTCGAATCCGTGGGAGGCGGCTATGGGCAGCCTGGAGCGGGTAGTCTCCCGGCTCTCCCCGTCCCCCAGCCAGACAGCATCGTATCCGCAGTACCAAACGTTGGTACCGGATACTCAACTGTACAGTCAGAGTTCACAGGCCCAACCGTATCTTTACCAGGCACCCCAGGCTCAGCCGACCTCGTACAGCAACGGGTCTACGACCCAAACTTCTTATCCGACTTCTACGGAAGCACCGGAACTAAGCGCCGAAACAGCCGCCGTCGTTAATCACTTCGGCCTGGAAGCTCCTGGCATCCTCAATCAGTACGCAGTTACTCTTGAGGATGCTCTGATGTCTCAGCAGCAAACTCTCGATTCCGTTGCGAATCGTGCCGCTGTGATGGAGCACATTCTGACGGATCCCGAGCAATTGGCTGATTACACGGACCGTTTCTTCACTGAGGTCTACCCCGTGGAAACCGTGTACGATCAAGCCGCTTCTTCCTACCCGGAGGATAACGGTTACGGCTACGAGCCTCGCTACGATCAGATGCCTGCTGTGCCCGCTGGCGCTATTCAGAATGCTCCCACGAACACTGAGCTTCAGTGGGAAGGCTTCTCTGAGACCATGAACCGTAGTCCCGAGCAAGCTTGGCGCTACCTGTCTCAGATGAATCCTGAAGCTTTCCGCAGCAAGCTCCTGTTTATGGATGCAAGCTGAGGTATCCTTTAGTAGTAGGTGATGGGGACTCCGCTCATAACGGGCGGAGTTTTTCTTTATGAATGCGCGTCACATTATTTCTGGTTTTTTCTGTTCGGTAGACGACGATCCGGCAGCACAGGCTTTTTCCGACTACTCCACGGTTCTCGACGCCTTGAAGTATGCGGCTTTTAACGAGATACACCCGGATTTTGAGTTTGCTAACGCTTTTCCGGGAGATCACTACCGACTTTTATCTGGTTTAATCTCGACTATCAATCCCGAGATTATGCTTGATATTGGGACGTACAGAGGCTGCTCGTCCCGAGTGATGGTGGACAACAGTTCAGAAAATTCTCGTGTTTATACTTTTGACATCACAGGATGGCAAGAGTTTGATTGGACGGTATTAACTGAGAACGATTTTGAGTCAAAGCGTTTAACACAGTTACTTGAGGATCTTTCTGATCTTTCTATCTTTACAAAGTATCTTAATTTGTTTGAGTGCGCGGATTTTATTATGTTGGACGGACCTAAGGATGGTTCGTTTGAAGAAACGCTTCTGGGCTATCTAAGTGCTAAAGAGTTACCAAATAAAACCCGTTGGCTTTTTATAGACGATATACGTTTTGAAAATATGTACAAATTATGGCGCTCGATAGCTTCCCCTAAAATTGATTTAAGTTCCTTTGGGCATTTTTCTGGGAGTGGACTTGTTAATATTCAAGAAGGGTTGAAGTTAATCTAGTGCCTTTCAAATCCGAAGCTCAACGACGTAAGTTTTATGCGATGGCTGAGCGTGGCGAGATCTCAAAAGGCAAAGTAAAGGAGTACGAAGAAAAAACCAAAGGCGATCTCCCTGAGCGTATCCACCGAGCTAAGGCTAAGGCTCAAAAATTTTCAAAGAGCAAGTAAACTGACAACATCAACTTAATCAGTCCTCATCATGCCTAATTCTCTCGGTCGTCGATACGCTTCTAACGGCGGTGGCTCTGGGTCTAATAACGCAGAGATCGAACGTCTTAAGAAAGAGCTCGAAGAACTTAAAGCCGCTTACGTTCAGGACATGACGAGTATTAGCAACGATATGCAGACCCTAAACGCCAAGGTTGAGCCCTCTGGGACTGTAGAAGCGAGCTGATTTTTAATAAAACTTATACTGAGGGTATCTATTAAGGTGCCCTCGTGGTTTACGCGCCTCTAAGTAATTATAAATATGATGATGGAAATCACCGCATTCAAAGTGGTCCTGTTCACCCTACTTATATTGTTGTAAGTTCAGGGATACAGGATACCGGTGCCGATTACGGTATTGTCACTCCTGGTCCCCCTAACAGCGGGCTGTACACGACAACCGCGTGGAGACAGGTACCCCAAGCCGTATCGGGATATTGGGTTGACTACGAAAACAACGACTATCTCCCGAGCGGTTCTCTAAGCGCATACACCGGGTATAGAAGTTTATATACAACAACAATCGCTAACGCAAAGGTCGTCACTTCCACGGGGCCTGAGTTTGGCATACGTAATGCCGGTACTTACAGGTACTACAACGGCATCGCTCCTTCAAACCAGGCGTACACGCCTTACGACACACCAGCAAGTAATACTTCTGCGGAAGGAAGAACTGGAGGAGGGGTAACTCATAGGAGTTACGAAGGGAGCTTATTAATTAATGTTCTCGGTTCTCAGGGGACAGCGGATCGATCTCAGTGGAGGTACCAACCTCCTGTCTACTGTCAGACATTTACCGAGACCGTTCGTAGCGAAACTCCCGGCCTGATGTCTACAGCATTACGTTTTGTTTACCGGGGAAAATCGACTCGATACGCTTATAACTATGGCAGCGTTTACTACCAAGCTCCTGAAGGAGTACGGAGTATGGTTAGGGTCTTTAGTCCTACTGTCAACTCAAGCAACCAAAAATCTGTTTAACGCTATAAATGCGACAACCTCTAATTCATACCGTAGTTTTTATAGATAAACTACGTATGTAGTTCTTCGGAGGTTGGCGCTTTGTTCGTCGACAATGATTTTCCGAAGCTGCTCGGTGCGGAGTTATACCGTCCCCATCCTGCCTACGTGGTAGAAATGGCGGCTGAGCCCGTGGTTGTTCACGACTTTAGTAAGCAACCCGGCCAGACTGTACAGCTTGACCGTTATCGTTTCTGGGGCAACCCTGGCTCTAAAGAGTCTCGGGAGCGCACTGCTGAGCAGACCATTGGTACTGCTAACAGCCGGAACATCGTTAAGGACAAAGTGCTCGTGACTCTCCGCGAGTACACCGGTCCTGCAGACCCGACTGATCCCACACAGCCCAGCACCTTTAAGATTGCTCGCGAGACTCTGATCACCGCGCAGCGTCTTCTGCTGGACACCGGCAACCTGACTGCTTTCCACCAGTCGATTGGTTCGCTGACTCTGCTCGACGACTACCGTCGTTGGCGTGACCGGGTGTTCATCAATGAACTCCTGAAAGCTGTTTCTAAGGGTCAGGCTTCTGACTCCCAGGGTGGTTACTACTACCCCGGTGATCTTGCTGTTGGCGCTCTGACCTACAGCAACGCCGAGCAAGCTAAGTTCGACGTTAAGGACGACCTGCTGCGCGTGGTGAAGAGCCTGCGTAAGCGTAACGTTCCTACCTACCAGGATGGTTTCTATCGCTGCGTTTGCGATCCTACCTTCCTGATGCACCTGCGCCAGAACAGCGACTTCCGTGAAGTTGCTCGTTATCCCGGCAACGGTCAAATCAACCCCCTCATGTCCTCGATGCAGCCCAACGCTGCTCTGTACATGGGTCAGGGCTTCGGTCAAGCCACCTTCGTGGCTGGTGAGCCGATCATGCCCACCGGTTTCGTTTTTGAGGGCGTGCGATTCTTCGAATCCACCAACATGCCTTCGCAAAGCGCTACCGCTACCATTGGCGGCACCTCGTCTTCGTACGAAACCGCTATCGGTATGTTCTTCGGTCCCCAGAGCGTAGGCGTCGGTATCGGCGGCAACAACGCTCAGGTGCTGCTGAACAACAATGACGACTTCAGCCGTTTCATCATGATGATTTGGAGCCTGTACGCAGGTTTCGAACTTCTGAACGCTGATTTCGCCACCATCGCTTACTCCTTTAACGCCTGATAAGGAGGTAACTAACGATGGCAATTAATCCTCAGCAGATTGCAGTTTCCAAGATCTACCCTGGAAACTACACCAACGTTCTGCGCTACTGGCACTCCACCAGCAGCTTCAGCTTCCTGAACGAGAACGGCACCAACGAAACCTACAGCAACCAGCCTATTGGCGGTCCTGTCGGCGTGGTGTTCCGTCCCGGTTGGATTGCTCAGCAAGCTGTTGGTTACGTTGACCTGTCTTACCAGGGCAGCTCCAGCACCAACCAGCTGGATTACTACACCCAACCTTGGGCTTCTGGCCAGAATGGCACTAACCAGCCCTTCAAGGCTGGCGACGTGATCATTCCGTCCCCCGACGCTTACAAGGATGTTCGCGCCGATATCACCGATGGCATCACCGTGCCTTCTGGTGCATATGTGTATCGCGTGTCCGTCCGTCTTGACGGCGGTGACGTGATTTCCAGCGGTATCGCTGGTGCACAGTCCGCTCCCGCTCTCGGCGTGGGTCCTGCCCTGTCTTCGGGTCTGACCACCGCTCCTAGCCCCAGCGGTTTCTTTGCCAACCTCGTCGGTTCGAACAGCCGCATCGAGAACGGTTCGTTCACTTCCAGCAATGCCTGGAATGCTGCGAACATGCACGTGGTGACTGCGGACACCAAGTACCGTCTGTACAGCACCGCTACCGTCCCTGGTTCCGGCCTGGGTCTCGGTTCTGGTGTGTACGATCCCCGCGCTCAAGCCAACAAACTATCTGGCAAGAACAAAGCACTGGGTATCTGTGAGGTCTGCTGGCTTGTGCCCGACGAAGCGCCCAAGCGCGACGATCTGGCTCTTCAGCCCGCCGGTCTTGTGGAGTCGAGCGTGTATACCTCGACTGTTCCTCAGTGATGACCTGCTTATAGGTCTTTCAAGAGCCCCCTTAAAGGGGGCTTTTTTATTGGGGTTTTTGTGCGGCTTTTCTAAGCATCTCCTCTTTTATTTCCTGCGCTCTTTGCTCGGGATCCATACTGTAAGAACCTTGTAAGTCTGGGTTTAATTTGTCAACTACTTCCAGCGCCCATGCCTCTGGGTTTAGGTAATCCAGAAACCCAGCTAAACGAGCTGCTGACTGGGGGGAACCTAAGACTGAACTTTTTATAAGAGGATTTGGGTGAGACACCACCATCGCTCGCTGCGTGGGAGTCTTCGCTCCTTCTACTCGTTGTTTCTGGACTGCACCTACAGTTCTTGTTGCCCATGGTGCAATCGTTAGTAAGTCCGCTGGTTGAGCTACTGATGCAGCTAATCCCGCACTCGCTTTTGCTGCTGCTCGCCTTGCGGAGGACATAGGGTCTAACCCTGCACCTCTCCCAGCACCATATTCGCTGGCGAAATTTACAACATCTCCAACAAACGGTACCGCTTTTAACCAGCTTGGTAACGGTGCCATTTTTCTGGATTACTACCACCCTTTTCGTATCTTAGACTAAGATACCGCCAGACACTGTTTACATAATGACTGTCGCCTCTATGAAGGAGTACACCTACACCCCTAATGGCGTAAAGATTGAAGTTCTCAGCACTCACGATGAGGGCGAGTACTTTATGGTTCGTTCTTTAACAACAGGTAAGGTCTTCTTCGCACACAAGAATCAAGTAGCAGAAGAAGTTAAAGAGCCTGAAGCCGACCCTAAGAACGTAAAACAACGGCGTGGGCGACAGTTAGTTAAGCCTGAAGTTGAGGCTTTCGCTCGTATCAACATTAATTCTGCAACTCCCCAGCTTCTGACTCAAGTTCTTAAAGGCGTTGGCCTTAAGACAGCCACTGAGATAAAAGAACTGCAACAGTCGATGCCCGGCGAACGTTTTACTAAGTTGGATCAACTTAAATCAATCACTCGTGTTAACTGGGATGAAGTTTTAGCTGACGATCGTGTATACGTTGAGTGAACTTTTTAGTTCTATTAGACTAAGACCTAGAATTTAAATATGTAATAGGTCTAGATAGTGGCTCAGTTAACTACGCAGGAACTAGAGCAGATCCAGTCATACCTGGCTGGGCAAGGTGTCGTATTCCAACCGGATACCACTGACGCCACTAAGCGTGAAGTAATATATGCTGCGATTAATCAGCTAACGCGTAACCCAGCGCAAACGTTTGGTTATCGTCTTGATGACTTTAACTTTAGTCGTGTAGCATACCACTTAGGTTACAATATTGCCACGGTTCCTGCGGGGGACTACGCCCGCTTAATGGAAGCGTGCAATAGCGTTCCTAGCGAGTACTACTACGACAAAATCGTTCAACAGATTGAACGTTGCGAAGATGCTGAGCGTTTAACTGAGCTTGCTACGGGTCGAGCAACCAGTCGTCAAGAGACGATCTTGGGTGACGTTAGCCGCTCGATCAACATTCAAGATAAACGGGAGACTGCCCGAATCTGGCGGGAGAACTACCTGTATGAGTGTGATCGATTAGCTCACATGCTGTATGTTCCTAACTACCGAGACCCCGTGGCAGCACGTTATCGGTTCGAACGTAGTGGCGGTGAGTTTATCCAAGCTCTGCCTGGACCGCCTGATGTTTCCCGGTCTGACCGTCTTTATTTCTACGCGAATTGGCGATAACGGCTATAGTTGTATAAGAAATACATACAGTACCGGTGCCAAATCCCCTTCAGGCCCTGAGTAATCTGGGGCGTAGCACTCAAGATATCGGTGAAGCTGCTAAGTTTTTTTACGGTGCAGCTAAATCTGGTCTTTTAGGTGACGATTTAGCCCGTTACATCAATTTAGGTTTGCGGAAAGCCCCTCAAGCGGGTCCGATCCCGACTAAGCCTGAGACAGCTGAGCAGCTTTTACTGACGACGCGTCGGGCTAAGGGTACGCCGGGTGCAGGTCAGATTCAAGGTCGTATTCCCAACACTGTTAAAACCACAACTCCTCGGGAAGTTGTTCGTGCTTCCGTCTCTCCTCGTATTGAAGACGTTCGGCGGACTGAGCAAGCGCTCCGTCAAGTTCGCCCCGTTGAAGTAGCTCCCGGTCAACTCAATATCTTTGAAAGTGCTCGCGTTCCCGAGCGTTTCTCCACTCCTGCGGCTCCTGGCTCGGCAGAAGATTTACTTAAGAACGAGAATTTACTGCGGGTTAAAGATCCTGGGACTTATCAAGCCCTCTCTGGTCTTGCCGAACGTGCCTCTCGGACTTTAGGTCAACCTGTTTCTGTTGAGGATCTTATGGCTCCCGATTGGAGCCAACGAATCTCTCGGTTAGAACCCGGTGCCATGGTTCGCTCCCCCGGCGGTGCTACCACTCCCCCGCGTGGGTCTGGCGGTGAGCTTGCTATCCCTAGTCGCGGCGGCGCCGTTCAGCAAAGTCCTGGCGGTCGTATTGCGCAAGAGCCTGAGATTATCGCAGCAGACATCCGGGAAATTCGTACCTCTCCACGGGTTGGGCGCCTTTCGCAAGAGGACGCTGCTCGGGTCGCTGCCGGGTTACCGTCACGTTCAATCTCGATTGATACTGTTCCCGAAGAGCTGAGCCGCGCTAACCCTCTGATTGAGGCTTTACGTAACGCAAAAGGCGGTCTTCAGACGATGGATCTGAAGCGGGCTTTGGCTGTCGGCGGCCTCGCTGGTTTAGGTATTGGCGCTGCAGCTTCCCGTTTTGGCGGCAACCAAAGCGCTGTTGAAGGTGTTGATCGGATGTCTGGTGCTCCTACTGGTTCTCCCACGGCGGCTGCCGACGCAACTTCTGTGGCTGCTCCTCCTGCATCCCCCGGCGGTCAGACACCTGGCACATTGAGTGTTCCCGGCGGTAGCTTTGTTCAAGCCGGTGGGGGAGCCACTCCTCCCGCAGGGCCTGTCCCCGGCATGACTGGTGCTGGGCAAGTTGTTATCCGCACGGATGATTCCGCTAGCGAACTGCGTCAAGCCGTTCAGCGAGTCAAGGCTCAAAGCCCGATGGCGTTTACTCCTGACTCCCCTCAGAACTACAAGAAAATTGCTGAATACTACGGTGCTCGTCAAAAGTATGCGGGTCAACCTGAAGTTGCAGCCTCCGTCCAACGGCAGCTGGTCGAGCGTGGTTCTTTAGGAACTCCCGATCTGAAGGAATGGGCGGCTAAAAATCCCGTCCTCGCTTACGAAATGCTGCAAAAGGAAATGGGTTCTCGTCCGGTTCCCAGTATGCAGATGGCTCCTATGAATCAGGGCGTTTCTCTGGGCAGCGAACTCGGAACTAACAACGCTAATAATGCTGTTGGTTACGCTGACAACGCTTCCGCTAGTGCTGTTTACGGTAGTCAAGGGGCATCGGATTTAGCAGATGCTGCTAAACCAATCGCGAAACCTCAGCTTCTTTCTCCGCAAGAGTATGAAGCTGTACGTTTAGGTTACCTTGCCGGTTTTATCCGATAAACTATAACTATTAGGGGTTTCCGATGTCCGAGTTATCTCCTGGCTGGAACGAGTACGTCACGAAAGGAGACGTGTACGTGGACCCTTACCCTGGGGCTCCGAGTTCCATTAGCGCTTCTACTCAACCTTCGCAGTCATCTTTTGATTGGATCAAGGGCATTGAAGCCATCGGTGGTTTAGCCCAAAATATCGGGAAGGGTATCTACCTCGCCAAAGGTTATCAACCCGGCCCCTACATGGGCTCTAGTGGGTTTGGAACCGAAGCAGACCGAGGCCAAGACGATTCCTATATTAAAGACGTTATGCAGTATCTTCTAGAGTTATCTAAAGAGAAACGTGACAAGGAAGTTGAATTAACTCCTTTAAGGGGTTCTCAATCCGTAGTGTAATTAGGTATCTGTCATGGCTTCGACTTCTACAAACAAGCAACCTTGCTTAATTGATCGCCCTTTTCTCCGTGGGGCTCGAATCACAAGTGCGACTCAAACTTGCGACCCAACTAACCCGAACTTAACTGATCTTATTCAGTTAGTTCGCGTTGGTGACCTTCCGTCTGAAGACGCAGCTTTAGTCGAAGACATCACCATCATCAGTAATGAGGACTACCCCAACAATGGGGGTAATCGAACAGCTGATATCGGTCTCTATGTTTATGCTCCGAATCAGTCGGCGCCTTCTACTTCTTCGGCCTTAATGGTGGGTCGTTTTGAAGTCGGTTTAAGCGGAGATACCTTTGGTTACCCTCTGCCCGTCCAGTTGTTTGCCGTTAACGCTCCTGTTCCTCAGGTTGGCGATACCGCGATTATTGCTCCGATTCAGATCGGTAAGGGTGAGGGTCTCTACTTAGAGAAAGGTTACATCCTTTGTGCTGGGTACATTGGTAATGGCCCCACGTCTGTTTCTGGTGGCTTGAGTCCTTCCGGTATTACTATCTGGGCGCAAGGCGGTTTCTACTAAATCCGTATAATGTCCCGCCGAAAAGGGTCGGATAACTTTAACTTCAAGTCTTTTAAGGGCTCTGAACCGGTTAAAGACTTTAGTAAAGTTTTTGGGACGGACAATAAAGCTCAGCTTTTACAGCCCCTGCCGTTTAAACGTAGGTTTAGACCTGCTACAGGGACTAAGGATTTCAGTGTCCAGAGTGACTACGATTACGCGTCTCTCTGGGTTAGATGGAGACGTGGTTATGAGCTTGCGATGTACTCGCAGCAAGCTTACGACGGTCTCGTTTATAGCTTTAAATATTACTTAACGGGGTCTCCTCCATTCGGGGTCTTTCTGCCTGGGATTGCTTTTATGTATCCCAGCACTCGCGCAGATATGCGCATGTGGATGGTCGGTATCAGACCTCGTGATTCTTTTAAGTTTATCGACTTTGGTTACGCTGTAGAGTCTGTTACAGATTATAACGCTACTACGTACGCCGTAAAACTAAATACTCGTTTTGGCGCCCCTGTTTCTTTCTTTAAGGGAGAAGTTTTATCTAATAGGTATAACCCTGATGGTACTGAGAAGGCTTATGGGTTTAATAACTACACCGTTACAGGTGTGGGCATTAATGGAGTTCCTGTAAACCCTAGTTATCTACCTATATTTAATACGCTCTTTTTATCACATTCAGACGCTAATAGTTGGGCGGTAGTTGATGCAAACACAATGGCTGTTCCTGCAACAGGACCCCCTGCTGTAGGTGAATATTTAGCTACTGAGATGCGATCTCAGTGTACCTGTCCTGATTTCTTAGCTCGTGAAGGTTTTAACCTGTACGACGCTACTATTCGTCGTAAATACCCTTTTACACGCGTTCAAAATTTAGACCCCGGCTTTTACGACGCTGGTCCTGATTTAGCGGATCGCTTAATTCCTTCTTCGGATGCTCCCGGTTTCGCGAGAAGTTTTGGTTTTATTTATCTAAATGAGATCTACAACATACCTAAAGTTAGTGAAAGTTCTTACTCAGATCCTAACGTTTACTATTATCAACCTCGCTGGTGCAAGCACATATACGCTGCTATGTGGGACTTGCAGCTTAGATATAACCAAACAGAAACAACATCTCCTTGGCTTCCGCAGCCTACGGATGAACCTTTAAACGAGTATTACCGTGAAAAATTCGAAATTGATTTAAGTAAACAAACGGATTTTTATAGACGAGAGCGAAATCTCGTGTGGTGGCAACGGTACAGCCCGACGAAAGACGACATGCCTACGCACATGATGTACCCAGAT